TAGTTTCGCTTCACCTAGTGCATTGTAGTATTCTTTCTTTTGATAATTCTTTTCCATACACACTTCAAACTCATATTGTGGAAGTGCTTGTTTTAGGTCTTGAAATATTTCAGGTTGTTTTTCTGGAGCAACACGATGAGGAAATAAAATTAAATCACGTTTCTTCATTCCTTTAAACGGTTCTAATTCTAAACGTTCGTATTCCATTGGCCAACCACAACGTACAATTTTACCATTGCTATAACGTTCTTCCCACATTTCACCATACCAAGGATTTTCTGCAGGTATGCCGTCATTTAATAATTCGTCAAAGAATAGTTTTACATGAAACTCTGTTGCAAAGTAATTGTGATCATAACTGTGAAAGAAACTTTTTTCAGCGTGTCTAACCCAACTTGCATTACCAATTAGTCTACCTAAGAAGTCTTGTGGATCATAACTGCCAGCATGCCAAAGTGCGTGTGTAGTAACTTTAATACCTAAAAGTTCACTCATGTATTTGATATTAATAATACCCGGATGCCATGCATCTGTAAAAATAATGTGATCACCATTTTGTACTTTACCTGTTGTAAATGCTCTACTAATTTGTTCTACTTGATTGGCTTTGTAGATGTTAGTACCACCAAAGTTTAAAAAGGCACCTGGAGTGGTTGCGTTCGGAATATCCGTAGGTCCTGCAATAACAAAAACTTCATGTCCTTTTTTGCGTAGTAATGCAGGAAAATACGTTTTCCACTCTTTAGTGTAGCGTGTTTCTACACTTTCTAAATCTATTAACCAAATTCTAGCCATTTTTATTTGCCAACCCTAATAGTGTTAAAATTCTAACATCATCATATGATATTAGTATAGCATCATCCATGTCATCTGTCCAACCTTGATCTTTCCAAATAAAATCACGACCGTAAACGTAGCCATGAATACCAAGTGTATTACACACTTTCGCGACTGCGTCTACGGTCGTGTAATTCGCATTTAAAGCACCACCTTCAACTGAATTGCCACGGCTATCAGTTTTATAAGGTGTTCTAGTGCTGTGTTCTGCGATTTTTAAAACCACGGTTCTTTTGAACACGGTTCCTTGCCTTCCTCGGATTGCCACGATTTTCGTAGGCTCTCCATTCTTTGCTGTCCTTCTTATATAGGAACTTTTCATCAAACACAAATCCTTCGTAGCGACAAAACTCGCGGAAGGAATCCAAGTCATCAAAGATTTTTACAATCTCTGGACGTTCTGCAAAATATGACTTAGTCACCATCATCTCCTTTTAATATTTTGCGTACTCAATGTGGGCACCGTTTTCGCCATCTTCACTGATGTCGATATGAACTTCACGCCCGGGGAATTTTTCAGCAATCTTTTCATAAAGATCGTCTGACATCATTTCACATGATTTAAAATCTAAGTTTAATGTACCTTCGCTATATAGTCTCTCCATCCATCTTTTAAATTGAATAAATTCGATATCTCTGTCATTGTGTATAACAGTGATACCTACTTTGAAATGGAATATGTGTCTGTGCGGATAGCCTAAAAATGACACATCATCCCAATCACCTGTTGCCAACTTAGGATCATCTAAGGCCGCAGGATACTTGTGGATACCTTCCTTGCGGAACGTTACCCAAATCATTCTTTTTGCAGTATTCATAATCTTTACGTGTGTATCTGTTTTCATTGCTTCTTTTATCATTGTATCAGTTATACTCATAATATAAAGCCTTTCTGTTGCTTTGTCAATTGTTTTTCCAGTTACTTTGGTCCCAAATTTTGCCATTATTAACAAGGGTTACAAACTTTTGGAACACCTGTTCGATGTATTGTGTTTCTACTTTATTTAGGTCATAAAAACTTAAGAACCAAATTCTTGTGTGTTCTGGATTCCACAGTTTATGACTGTTTAAAAAGGTAGATAATACCTTGCAGTCGTTGTTCTTAAACTCTGAAAAATCACAGTATAGTATGCTATGATTGTGAGTTACCTTAAATTTTTCTACTTGACGTAAAATATCTGCTAATTCGTTTATAAATGGTGTAACTTCGTTTATAACTTTATTACCAATATCTTCGTTTACACACTTGTTAATTGTTTCTATTGTTGCTCTAGCACCAACATTGCTTTGGCTTCTTGTATTACCAACTGCAATCGGAAAATTATCCCACATGCTTGTATCGTATGCACTAATAACATCGTGAACGTTATTCTTAATAACCGTAATTGCAAATGATGCAAACCCTCCCGTAAGTGCTTTACCAAAGCAGATAATATCAGGATCTATACCTTTGCTTATGCTATGAGAAAAATGTCCTATTCTCCACATACCAGTTAATACTTCGTCGACAATAAGCAAGCAACCCGTTTCTTCTCGTGCTTTTTGAATTTTTTCTAAAACACCATCACTAATTTCACTGATACCTTTGTACCAATTAACAGTATCAATTAAGATACCAGAAAGATCGTTTTTGTGTCTTTGGTATACAGCATCAAAGTCTTCGTCAAAGAAATCAACAAAGTTTACAGCCGGCCAATCTTTAATCCATTCTTGGTCGTCGGTCATTTGCCAACCAGTAATACTTCCTGAATGAAAACTGCCTTTTCTTACAAGTATCGTATGTTTGGGTTTTAGTTTTTTAGTCCAATATCTCCAAGAAAGTTTTAGTGCGTTATCGACACTATCACTGCCTGTAAGTGCAGGAACAAAACCTGAATAAGTTTCGGGTAATACTTTTTTAAGAGTATCTTCAAGTTCGTACCAAACACTGCTTTTTGTTGTCCAGTCATCGTTAGCAAATTTAAAACTAGTTTCTGCAACTTTTGCCTGAATATCTGTTTGTGTAAAACCAAATATGTTGCAACCAGTACCTCCACTCATATCATACCATTGTCCGTGTTCACCTATTAAAAAATGCCCGGACATTTCCTTGATATGTGTATGTTCGTCTTTAGGTTGTGAAAAAGGATGTATTAATTTCATACTATTACTTCTTTTAATAATTCTATTGCAATATCCCAATGAATAAATTCTTCTTTATCAATAAACGAAGGAACAATACACAATGTCCATCTACCTTCATCTGTTGGGTTATAGGTACTGTGTAATCTACCTACATTTAGCAAACTAGGTTTGTTAATTACTTGTTGATAAGTCATGTTGCAATGATGTTCATCAGCAACTAAAATATCTGCTCCGTATTCTGTTCCACCGTTTTTTAAAAACTTTTCGTCTTTAACACTCCACCAGCGGGTATAACTATTTTCATCCCCCCAAGTAAAGTTAATTTTTACATGGTCATCAAATTTAGGACTATCACAGTGTATAAAAATTTTATCATTTGGTGCTGTAAAAAATGCTTCTGTATGCATAGATTTTAGTCCTAAACTTTTTAACCATTCTCTTACTTTTACAGGAACAAATTTTTCCTTTAATTCAATATGTTGGATTTTGTCAGGATCCTTTTTAAAAATCAAAGGCTTATCTACTTCAAACGGTAGATTTAGATATCTATGATACTTCTGATGGACTGTCATTTTCGTACTTTGACCAATCTGTAAATTTATTCCTATCTAACAAGTCGTGTACTTGATGTATCCAAACTCCGGGATTAGAATGTTTAAAGTCGGCGTCATCTATCTTGATACAAGCATTATAACCGAGTTGGTTAACATACGGAAGTTTTACACTTATCATAGGAATAAAATTATGTCTTTCAGTCATTCCTGTTTCAAGGATCCATTCATGATATTTTACATCATAATCTAGTGTAACCAAATATTGTGTTCCTAATTCGGATTTAGCATCAAGCAATCCTAATACTAGATCTTCCCAATCTTCTTTGGGTACAAAACTATGGTTCGCACCAAGATAGATATGATCTACGTGATGTTGTTTTGCTTTATCAAGAACTTCTTCTAGTGGACGACATCCTACAACAAATAGTGTGTCCATTTCATACGCAGGTGTTTTTTCTACTTCATAACCTGTAAAGTATACTACATCATCTTTTACACCATCAGCGTAGTCACGCTTCATTACTTGCCTCCATAGAAACAATTTCAAGTTCAACTTTCCACATTTCGTCTTTAAGAGCAAGTTTTTTCTTTTTCATTTCTGTAAGATATTTCTCAGCAACATTTTCTGCTTCAGCGGCTTCAACCTTTTGATGCTCTAAATGATGTTGCTCTTTTAGACTTTGTAGTCTGTTTTTTAGTTTTTCAATTGTGGTCATATTATACCTCCTCAAATAAGTTCGCATATTGCGTACTTGCGTTTACGGTTTTTTTACCTGTTGCTCCTCTAGTGCCAATAATTGACATCCAGAATCTCGAAAACTCTTCTATAACTGCTTCTGCTTCGTCTCTATTTGATGTTGCAAATATTGCTTCCACAACATCTCTAAAAAATACCCTGTTAAATGATTCTTCAACAAGCATGTTTGGAACGATTCCAGTATCGTACTGTCTGTTTGCTTCTTGTACTGCATTAATGTGACTCCATACATTATGACCCATCTGGATAGCATATGAAAAACTATCCCAACTTGTTCTTCCTTCTTTGCCTATTTTATTTAGGTCGCCTGGTGCATATATACAAACATCTTTTGCTTGTAAATTTTGTGTGATTGGAGAATCTTTAAAACTTCCGTGTTTCCCTTCACGCACAAATGCTTGACCAAACGGTGTTGTATCTGTTGCAAGTGCTTTATCGTCAATGCTTGGAACCATTCTGTAAACCCACTTGCTTCTATCTTTAGTTTCAAGTTCACAATATATTTGACCATTTGCTGTTGCTAGGAACGGACTAGCACAGTCAAATGTAATAGTAAAGTTTTCATTGTGATACTTGCGAACTGCTCTTTGTACATCTGTAAGTAAGGTTGCCCATTCTAGTTTTGATGTACCCAAGAAGTGCATGAAGTCGTGTTTGCCTTTTTCTAGCAAACCATCGAAGCGTAGTGCTACCAATCTCTTTAGCACAAGATGAATATCACACATATTCTGACCACCCATCGACCAACCATTAAAGTGATCTGTGTATTTTTTAGGATCACAGTAGTCTTTCATTTGCTGATACCAATCTTCTGCATCAGCGTGATTTTCACCTTGTAGTACGTTTAAGAACTTACAAGAACCTGTACGATTCTTCATAAAGTAATCATTGTTAATACGTGTAGCATTAACGGCATCTTGATAGTTGTCAATACCTGTTGCTTTTGCGCCTGCAGGTGAACGTGCTACCCAGGCAGGAATATCAAGGATCATACCGTAGTCCATGTAGGCATCCATCCACGCAAGAACCTGCTCACGCTTCTTTTTAGCCTTAGGACAGTTAGGATCTTTCCAATCACCTTCCCATACACCTTTACCAATCTGGAATCCACCTGAGTCACCAAGCAACCAACTGTTTTCGCGATCACGTTCACGAATCATAAGTTCTTTAGGTGCGTCTTTATTGATATCTAGTTCAGCATGTCCTGCTGAATACAAACTCCAATGATAATTGAATAGTCCGTCTTTCTTGTTAAACCAATTAAGACCTTCCATCTCGTTGTTAGGAAAAGGAATACGACTTTTGTCTACATATTCTTCTCTACGTTGTTTGCCGATGAAAGTCGCATAGAAACCACTGATCGCTGGCAAAAATATAGCGTAATCTTTTTGTTCTTTTGTTAGATCAGTGTTCAATGTCATTCTCCTTATTTAGGTACTCTATTTTTCTTTGGTGGTGACCAATAACCTTTTCTTGAACCAAATGGTTTAACCCATGTTTGAGTTGTACCATCTGCTAACATACGAACACCTTTTCGTATTTGTCTAGGTTTATTTCTATTTGGCCATTTAATACTATCGTCACCGTATCCCATATCTTATCCTTACTTGCTTTGTGCTGGCAAGATATATTCATAAGTTGCAAGACCACTGTCAACACTAATTTGCATAGCACCTTGATCTGAAAACTTCATAACCTTGTCGCCATCTAAACTTAGAATAGCAAGTGTTTGTTGTACAGGCCATGCCCATTCATTTTTAAGACTACCAGTTACACCTGTTGCAAAAATAAATTCACCTGCGTGTGTGCTTGCATCACCAAACTTAAATTTAATATCTGCACCATCTGTTAATACTGTAAACACAGTTTCTTCTGCGTTTGCAGTTGCCTGCATTTTAAATCTCTGTACACTTGCTAGTGTTGGTGAAACTTCGACGTCCCACTGAGCACCTTTAAACTTAACAGTTTTAAGTTTTTCATTAATAATATCTGCATTCATAAAACGATAATCGTTTTTAAAATCGCCTGCTTGATTTTCAAAGTGTATACCTGTTGGAATTTGTACACCATTTCTATCCTGATGCACAACATCAATAGTTGCACCATCTTTGTATTCTGGACACTTCAAATGAATGTCTAGTTTATTTAGGTTAGGCATACCAAAGGTACCCTTCATTTCAACCTGTGCATTTTTTGTATTTGCCTGCATGATTACAGAGCGATCCTCTGCCATGCTATCAATACCTGTTTGTGCATCATCACCGTTTACTTTAACAATGTTTAAAAAGCCAAGTGCGTGTGTATGTGCTACAATGTCTTGTAATATGTCTTTCATAGTTTTCTCCGTTCCTTATTACTATTATATTTAGAAAATCATTCAAAGTCAAATAAATTATTGAATGTATTCTTCTGTTCGGTTGATTTTATATCCCATTCTAGAACTCCAATCAAGTTATCCAATTTGTTGTCGATAATGGTTGATTCCATTTCTTCGTCAGCAAATGGCAGTTCTTGGAACCATTTTGGAATACGCAGTTCATCCGTGGGATACGCAACCGAAGTATATCCCATTGGATTATTTTTTAGTTTGCAAACAATAACTTTCATACCGTCTACAATGTTCATACTAAATTTGTCACCGTTCATTTCTTTAAGGGTATTCCAATTGATACTTGCCCTTACATGACCCGGCATATTAACCTTACCTTGCTTTTTAAGTTTAGCAAGATAATCAGTAATATTATTTGCACGTTTGGGTGAACCTTTTTCCCAACCTGGTCGTGCTTTAAATTTTGTTCTAAAGTCTGTAATCATTTCTAGTACTTGATCTTCTTGAGCACCTGTCAGCACTGCCAACAATACTTCACTTAAGAAATCCTGCATAAACACAGGAGTATCTGATCTCTTAAGATCAAGACCCATTGCTTTTACTTTGCCCGGCTTACCTTCAGTATCTGTTCTAAAGCCTTCGAGATCATAAATCAATACAGCATATCGTTTCTTTGTAATAAACAAACCTTTTATACCAACAACTTCTCTACCTGCCGCAATAACTTCCCCTCTGCTCTTAGGACAATGAAATGCATCGCCCATAAACTTAGGAAACGTAGTGTTTGCTTCTTCACAAATTTGATCATACAGTTGTGTAACACTTTCTTTAGTCCACGGAATATCGCCTTTTTGTATTTCAGCACGTAGACTTGTATATGCACTAAAATAAACAGAGTCAGTGTCACCATAGATAATGCTCTTACCTGTGTGATCATATTCGCCTGTTATAATCTCATTGACCTTAGAAGCCATATGTTTTGCAATGCTTCTTCCGGTAAGTGTTGTGCTTTGACCAATACGATGATCGAAAAATCTACAGCCAGGATTAAGAATAGCACCATACAAACTGTTAAGGTTAATTTTCTTAACCAACTGACGTTTGTCCCAAAAAGCAGTTTCAATTTTGTTACCTGCGTCTTGTGATGCAACTTTCTTTGCCTGCATTTCTTTACGTTCTGCATACCACCTCTTTAATAGTCCAGGAATAATACCTTCATACTCAGTTGTAAAAATAGTACCGTTAGCACTCAACATCCATGGTTGATTGCTTTCAAAAATAAGTCTGTAAACTTCCGCGGCACTTAACGAATCACTTTCGCCGTTTTCCCAATCAACTGTGATCTCGATATCTTTGCGTTGTTCCATAACGTAGTCATATTCAAGACTACCAAACTTTCCTTCCCAAGCCGCCGCAAATGATTTCTTTTTAAAGTTCATTTGTTCGCTGAGATAGTTTTCTGTATGTGTTTGACGCAGTTGACCCACAACGGTTGCCGGATCCATATTCAATGCACGAATAACGGAAGGATATAGTGAATTCAAGTCCATTGAACCGATCCAGTCATGCAATCCTTTTTTAGGATATGCAACATAAGCACCTGCCGCCTGTGCAGAGCCTGGTTCTCTATGTACTCTGTTAGGAACTACATAACCACGTCTGTGTGCTTCGTTTATGATTGCTTGTTCTGTAACAGCCACAGCACCCATTGTGGTGGGTAGCAAAACTGTGTTTGCATGAGCAAGTTCATTGGCTAAGTCAATAAACCTTAATTTTTTGTCCAACTTGTCCAGTAGTGCAACGTCTTGTCTGTTGTATTCGATAAACGTTCGGAAGTCATTGTTATAAAGTTGATCGAGGGTACCTTCATAAACAGTTTTCTTTTCACCGACTTCCATTTCACCAATGGCATCAAGTCTATAAGTGTGCCTTTCTTCATACGTATATTTACGATAAAGTTCAAGACTGTCTAAATGCTGTCTGCCTATTAGGTCATAGGTTTCCTGCTCTCTTCCATATTTTTCATATGTTCTTTTCTTAGGATATTGATCCCACAAACAAAAACGTCTTGTATCTTCTTTTGAAAGAACACGAGTAATACGGTTTACGGTATATGGAATATCATAACCTTCACTGTTCCAACCTGATAAAATATCTGCGTCTTTAATTAAGTCCAAAAACGTGTCGAGCATTTCGGCTTCAGTTTCAAACAGATATGTGTTAGGAAAATCCTTACATTCTTCTTTCGCCTGTTCCATAGTAAGTGTTTTGGGCGGAAGTGCTAGTGTAATAAGGCTATCAAGCCATTGTAGATGTACTGTGATTGCAGTAATGGCCGTAAAAGGATCTTCCGGTGAACTGTACCCACGTTCTGGATCAAAGTCTACCTCAATATCGAAAAACGCAACATTTAGATTTGGTGCATCTTGTCCAAGATAGTTTTCTTCTAGTAATCTATATACAGGATTGATATCTGCTTCAAATAATCCGCGGTGCTTGTTAATCTTTTGTTCTTTTAAGAAGTCTTTCCAACTTTTGCAAACAACACGACTGACGCTATCGCCAAAGGTACTTTTTTGCTTGCCTTTAGCATCGCCATAATAAAATACATATCTTGCGGGGAATTCGCGAAACTCACGTTCGCCTTTTTTGTTTCTCTCTACAACCTTGATAATGTCTTTATCACGATCCCAGAGTGCATCTACGTAACTCAATATCTTCTCCTATATATGCCACTTGCGGCTGGCAAAAACCAATTATGTCGTTTATGGCCGACTGACCTTCTTCAACATTATTTACTATTATACGTTCTGTGCCTAAAAAAATCAAGCCTTTAATTAATTTATTTTACCAAAGTCCAAATAAAGAATCCTATGAAGGTTAATTCTAGAATTCCTAATATAATTATGGCTAACCAATTATGCCAGGGTTTAGTGATATATGAAAGCATTTACCACCATCCTGCGGCTACACCAAATCCAAATACGTTTACACAAGCAAAATATGAAGTTAACAACATAATCCAAGCGGCACCTCTGCGCCAACTAGCATAAACTTGCGTAATGCTACCAATAAAGAATCCAGGATAAACTACCATCATATTAGGATCTCTTGCGTTAAAAGCCAACGTCATACTTGCTCCAACCGTAAAGATAAAACTAACAAGTTCAAATGAAAATGCTATTTTATCACTCCTGTAAGAGTTTATCCAAAAGTCTTTTACTTTTTGCAAAATTAGACTTTGTCCTTGCCTGTAGTAACAATGATGGTTTCTAAGTCTTCAAACTCATCAACTGCTTTTTGCCATTCACCTTTTTGTGCAATCTTAATTGCTTTGTTGATCAGTGCTGGTTTAATATCTAGTTCTTCTGCTACTGCTTTTACAGTATCACGTAATCCTTCTTGTAGGTCTTGCACTTCAGTTAGTACAGTTACACCTTCATTTACAATTTGGACCAATTTGGCTTTTTCTTCCGCGCCAAAAGTTCTATCACTCATGTGAGTCTCCTTTGTTAATAATTTTTATATTGTATATAGATTTATGCTAGTTGTCAAGAACTTTAAACGGAATTGGCACCGATTTGTCTAAGCACGTAAACCAAACATTGTTTGGGCCAATATGATGGTTGTTTGGTAGCAATTCGTTTACTGCTTTGTTTACACCAGGAAAATCCATATCGTGTCCACATAACCATCCGTTTGATTTAAGTTTAGGTGTATAGTATTCTATATCACCTTTTACACTATTGTAATCATGACCAGCATCAATAAACACAAAGTCTAAACTGTTATCTTCAATTTGATCGTGTACATGATGACTATGTCCTTGTATTGCTTTTAGTCGAGGTCCGTACTTTAATATTATATTGTCTTTGTAAAATAATTTAATATCATAATCAATAGCATACATTTTTAGATTAATAAATGTATTAAGCAAATAAAATGTAGTACGACCGTTGCGTACTCCGACTTCACATCCTAGGGTAGGATTAAATTTTTTTAATAAATCTGCTAAAAAATAGTCTCTTTTATTTGGACCGTTGTACTCTATTGTTCTTTTAATTTTGATTTTATCGTTTGCCATGCTTCTTCAAATCCGTCTTGGTGTATATATGCTTCTTCGTTGTACCATAATCTTTTAAAATAAGATTCTTTACAACTTAGTATTGTTTCGTGCGATGTGTTTAAATGACCTTTTACTTGCCAAAAGATTTTATATGCATCTTTGACATCCTCTAAAGTCAATCCTTCAATCCCTCGCCTTTATCTTTGTATGCCCATTCATCCGTGTGTCCAACGCTCCATTTAGGATTGTTCTCCACTGTGTAGTTCTGTGTGCATACTTTAAAATCTGGTGTCTTTCTTTCTGTTGGAATTAAACTTTGATCTGTAAACACTACCCTGTTGTTTGGTTGTGCCGCAAACTGTCCGTTGTTTAATTTAATAATATTAAATGTTTTATGTTCTGGGTCATGTTCTGCAAAATTTATATCAAGTGTCGAATGTTGTGCGTGACAGGTGTCTAGTGTAAACATATACTCACCTTTGTGCATTTTGCGATCCTTGCCAAAGAATTCACAATCGCATAGCATAGGCTTTTTAATTACTGTGATGTCGTAATCAAAACAATCCCAAATTTGTAATGTGTCTAGTGGAAGTTGATTGTCTTTGTCGTAGTCTTTCTTCCATACAAATGCTGATATAGGTAACTTATCATATAAAGCACCGTATTCAACTAGTAAAGTTTCAAAGTAAAGTGCTTTGCTTTGTATGCTTCTAATACTAATCCACATACCAGGAGTGAGTTCTCCGTGACCCTTTTGATGGTCGTACAGATATTCTTTTTTAACAAAAACTTCGATGGGTGGAAGATTGTGTACTAGAAACGCCATAAAAATCCTTTTTTTGTTTATGTACGTATTTATTGATTTCTACTAGATAATACTTGATTGATGCTGTCTTTATTTTTTCTATATTCACTAGCAAAAGGTTCTAAGATGTATGGATTATAATTTTCTATAAGATTTCCGTAGTCATACTGTATTCTATAAGCAAGTCGATTATCTGTGCTACCCAACCGTCTGTGTAATGTAATGCTATTATCAAACAAACATAAATCGTTATCGTTTTGATACCAGTGATCATATATGTATTCGTCGGTGAACAGTGTGCTGTTTATGTAATCAAAAAGTTTTTGTGCTTCTTCTTGCTTCATATCTTTTACTCCATAAACCGTGTTTACAGAATAATGCAGTCCTTTGTGTCCATATGGTGATTTGATAACCAAAGGTATATAACTATCTTCAGGGCACATATTTTTTTGAACAACATAATCCTGCTCTGCTCTTAATCCGGGATTTATTTTTCCCGGAGTGAATCTATGTTGTATAATGATTTGATCAAGTTCACTTCTAAAACTTTCTGTTTGATTTTCATACCATTCAGCAGTTGTAACAAATCCGGTGCAACTCTTGGTCATTCCTGTTCCACCTAATAAACTAACACCCGGAGTATGATTTAGATTAGCACTTTCATTACTGTGCCAAAGAAGTTCGCCTTCTGCGAACATACCGATTGGTTTTCCGTTTGCATCTTTCATTCCGCTAACACGCATAACTTCATCGGTTTCGCAGTAATTCAAAACAGTTTCAACCCACTTTTTATCTTCAGGATTTACTTGTTTACCGTTAATATTATCATTACGTAACAGTGCTGTTACATCTTTGGTATTGTATTCTTTTTGTAAATGAATTTCAAATAGATCAACGTGTTTACCCCATTGAAGAATCCTTTTAGAATATTCGTCTATGGTAAAATCTATATCACGTATAATTGTTACAAGGCTTTGTAGATGTATTGATCCTATTTCTAACCATAGGTCATCGTCTATATCTTTGGCTTTTAAGCCATCAATATAAACACCGTATTTTCCCATGCCGGGAATGCTAGTAACTTTCATAATAGTAATTATGCTTTACTAGGCTTTGATTTTACTTTTTTGGATTTGTGAAGTTTTGCTCTTGGAATTTTTAAATTCTTTTTACCATATATGTCTCCTACCTTGTGTCGATAGGACATGTGAGCAGGATCTAGTCCGTAGAAATAATCTACTACTTCTTTAATTTTCATCTTTGCAGTGTTCGCATTTACAAGTTGTGCAAACATCATTAGCACACTTTTCACACTCTTTACCGCAGTGATGATTGCATCCGCAATTTTCGCATTTACATTCAGTCATTTACTTACCCTCCAACTCTTTTAAAAAACTGGCAAATCCTCTTTCAAGTGATTCTTTGGTTGTTTCTTTGCGTTCTTTTTCTAATTGTGCTTTTCGACGCATTAGTTCTTTTTTCAATTCAGGATCCTTGTTTGTGTTAGGATCTGCTTGAATATCCTGTAGTGCTTTACGTTTAGCACGATAATCTTCATCGCTAATTTCTGTTAGTTTTTGAATACTTTCAAAAATAGTGTTAAGTTTAGTTTCAATGTTGTTTAATCTAGAATCAACTTCTGCCCATTTGTCCACGGTTTGTGTAGGTGCTATTGATATATTAGGATTTGGATTTGCTGGTTGCGGACGTTGTGTTGGTTTACCTATACCTGCTAGTGCGGCCATATCACTTGCACTAGTATCACTTACACCAGGAATATGTTTTCCTTTAATGCTTTCTGCTACCATACGTGCATGTGCATTTGGATCTGTTGTGTTATTATTTCCGTATTGTTCTTTTAAAGCACTACTTTGTTGCATAGGATTATCTGGAACCAGACCTTTATTTTCAATACCTAGTTTTGAAAAAGTGTTTAGTATTTTTTGTAAGTCTGCCATTGCCTATTCCTTATTCTTCGTTGGTGCCTTGACTCCAACACCATTCGCCTTCTGTGAATACTGCCCAAGCCATTGAATGTTCTTGTGTAACATTGAATGGTGCCCATTCTGCCGTGCTACTGGCACCTGTGATTCTTACGCCGCTGTTGTCAAATGCGTATCTTGCTCTACAATTTACTCTAATATCGTTTATGTTGCCTGCACCATCTGAACTTGCCACAAAGGCCATCATCTGTCCTTCTTGACCATTAGCCAATGTAAAGGTTGTTCCAGAGCCGTTGGCAATCAATACCACCGTGCCAGCAGTTAGAGGTATTTCTTGCGGAGACGCTTCTCCTGATAATCTCACAGACCTTTTGCCTCTTTGCGGTCTATTTGGGTTTATGTTACTT